AAAGACTGCGGTAAAATAGTAGTGATAATCTTATAGTTTCTAATGGGTTGCCCACCTTCATCTAAATCGATACCTACTCGCTCTATAAAAGCTTCTTTTAGTGTCTCAGGTTCAACGGGTAGATTAACTATACCTGCGGTAGGTAAATCAATAGCGTATACACGAGACTCTGTTAAGGCATTACTTGCATCCGTAGCACCTAACATAATAGATAGTTTATCGTTAGAGCCTTCAAAAGCAACATAGTTAGTATTGAATAGAGTATAAGAGGTGTTCAAGTTAGAATATAGACTGTCAACTAAACTAATACTAGCCTCAGCTCCCCCAACAGTGTTAGGTAAATCCATGAATGACCAGTTGTCTTCCTTATAGTTATAAATAGCAGCTCTATTACAGAATTGAGTATTTATAAAACTAGTTTCATTAACAGTTGTCTGATAACAGAAGTAAATTAAGTTAGATACTGAGTCGTGTAAAGTATAAAAGGACTTCTGTTTAGTCCTATTTAAGGCACTAAAGACCTTCCTGCGAACTCTCTTATCAGCTATAGACCTTTTAGAGTTACCATCATGCACATAAATATCATCTTCACCAAAGACATAATGTTTACCCTCTACTTCAGACCAACAATTAGTATTAATAATACCGCCTGTGGGAAATAATCTCCTAAAATTAAAGACAGAGGATGAACCTGAGAACTCCATAGACCATACTTGATTCTGAGAGTAGATAACAAAGTTATTACCTAATACACCACCATCACGTATAGGTGTCTTTAGCTCTGCTAAGGTGTTTTCCCCAGCTACAAAGTTAGGGTTAGTCTCATCCCAGTTAATATTATCTACATCAATACTATATTCAACAGGGTTAGACCACTTCACAGTAGTTGGATACTCTACACCACTCTTAGTTATATTTAATAATATAATAAAGTCTAAGAAAGTCCTAACAATAGCAGCAGAGTCCCCTGAAGGCCAATCACCCCCTAAGAGTGAATAAGATGTATCGGTGTTAATGTTTCTGATATAAGGGTGCATACTCTTACGAGCTAACACAGAGATACCAGCTACTTGAGCATGAGACCAAGGTTCATTATTAGTGATAGCACCTGAGGCAGGTGTAACAAAACTTAAGATTCCATTAGGGTAAGACCTAACTGTACCATCATTATCACAAACAAACACTACCTCACCTGTAGAGGGAGACTGAAAGGAACCTACGAACCTTACAGCATCTGTAGGAGCACCCTCAGCTGTCTCATAAGAAAAAGACTGAGAGTCAAAGGATCCTGAAGAATCATCATAAGCCAAGCTAGACCTAATACTATTAAACAATTTCTTAAATACTGGAGCTCTCTGGACTCTCCCTTCATCAAAGATTACATTATTACAATCACTTAAAGCATTAGGAGGAAGGTCATAGGGGTTAGCATCTGATATGACACCTACAGCCCCTAGGTTTCGTAACGGAAGAGTAGCCATAGGTTATACCTTTTAAAGTTTAATAATGAATGCCAAGGCAAAGTAAGGAGGTTTATTCTCATGGGCTGTATTAGAGCCTGTTGAACCCACTATACCCGTAACAGACACAGTGTGTGTGTGGGCAGCAACACTAGCAGTAGTACCACTAAATGTATGGGTATGGTCACCAGCACTAGCTGTAGCAACCGTTACACTTGCTGTTGAACCATCAGTTCCACCTATTGGGTAAGTAGGATTGTCACTGTTATTAGGTTCTCTACGGTAGGTAACATTATGAGCATGACTACCAGCACTTTCTGTAGTACCACTAAATGTATGTGAGTGACCACCTGCTGAACCTGAGCTACCACTACCTGAGAATGTATGTGCATGGCTAGGGAGGTTATCAGATGTTAGAGATACTGTGGAAGCTCCACCTGTAGCACCAATAGCGTATGTAGTGCCTGAACCTACTATGAACCTATCTCTTAGATCAGGTCTACCTGCACTACCATCACATAACCCCCAACCTATAGGTATTGTAACTGCACTACCAGACCACATACCAATAAAGCCTGTAGGTACAGCTGAGTTTAAAGCAGCAGGTGTAGCAGTCACAGGAGCGTTAATGTTAGGGAATGTATCCTTAAGTACCTTCTTGATTAGTCGTATATGGTCATCAGCTTGAGACACAGTGTCTGTAGAGGCTGGGTTAGACGCCACTAGACTATTAATATAACTTGCAGTTTCTAATGGCATCTTGTTATACCTTCATGATGTATGCTAAAGCATAGTATGGGGGGCGGTTCTCATGGGCAGTACCTGAGCCTATAGCTGAGGTAGTACCTGATAGGTTGTGGGTGTGGTCTCCTACTGCATTAATAGAGATGCCTGTACCTACAGCATTAGTACCTACAGCACCATTACCACTTAATCTTTGAGTATCAGTTGCACCACCACCTGAACCAGGGGAAGCTGCTGTATGCCAAGCAGTAAGACTATGAGCGTGGCTAGGGTCATTAATACTATGTGAGTGAGATCCACCACCAGCAGTGGTAGCACTAAATGTATGGGTATGGCTAGGAAGCTCAGCAGTGCTCAGGGCTACCGTAGCAGCACCGCCTGTAGCATCTACAGCATAAGCTAAACCAGCACCAACTATGAACCTATCCCGAAGGTCAGGGGTACTACTATCGCCATTACAGAGAAGCCAGCCACTAGGGATAGTCGCTAGGGAACCCGACCACATGATGATACCACCAGATGGGAAGGGAGAATTCAGGGATGCTTGGGTAGCAGTAACTGGGCCTGTAATATTAGGGAAGGTCGCTTTGAGCGTGGTCTTAACTAATCTAAGGTGACCATCAGCATCTGCTAAGGGGTCTGAGCCTAAAGGGTTAGTTACTACGAGCCCATCGATGTATGTTGCGGATTCTAAAGCCATGTATGGGCTCCTTAAGGGTAGGGGGGGTGTTCGGGATGTTTAGGATGTTTAGGATGTTTAGGATGTTTAGGATGTTTAGGATGTTTAGGTTTTCTCAGGGTAACTCGCCACTCTTAAAGGTCTAACAACAACAAACAACAACAAAGGTTTAACCTGGTTTTTGAAGTCGTTTTAATAGTCTGATCTCTGAAACGAAAAGCTAATAGGGTACCTATAAAACTTATCATGCCTAAGTGGTTGATATCTATAGGCTTACACCTGATACGTTATCGGATGATAGTATGTACGCTCTATATATAGGCATGGTATGACGTAGACATTAGGCTTATATAACTGTAGACATTGGTTACAATATCCTATATAACCATAGGAAATCTGGTATTTTCGGGTTATGTCTTTTAAAGAGAAACATGAATCAAACCATATGTTTATAATCTAGCAGCTTAGTTAGTCTATGCCTATTGATCCAAACTAATTAATTAATAAATACAATGATAAATAGTTTGCACAATAAGTAAAATAAGGTTAACATTACATATCACTCAAATAAACACTTACTAGGAAAACATCATGAAACATATTAAAGCTATCAGTACAGAAGGTTTAGCAAGTCATTACAGTGTAGACCTTGTGCACTTACCTAATGGTCAAATACTAGGTGTATGCGATGATCAAGTATGTTTATATGCATCATTAGAATCATTCGATAATTGTGAACCATGTTTAAGCGTTATTAAATTAGGGGTAGATCATGAGTAAATATGATAAAACATATAGAGACCTTAACAAACCCATTGAACCCTCATTATTTAAATTATCAGTATTATCAATCATTACTTGTATTGCATCATACTTATTAATCGTTTTAATCTTATCAATTTAAAGGAAAATTTTACTATGAAAACTCAACGCATATTAAGTATTGACACTAACACAAAGACTGTAAAGGGTCAAAAACAGGGTTACCTTACAGGCATCATTTACTTAGCCCCCTATACACTTGGCGGTACTAACTTATGCCCGATGGCTGTTAAAGCTAACTGTTTTAATGCATGTCTTTATAAAGCGGGGCGGGGTGTATTTAATAGCGTACAAACCGCTAGATT